AACCATTAATAGTTCCACCTGCATTATCAGCCTGTGCAGAGCCATGAACACCTATACAGTTAGTTACTGTTCCAGCTGTAAGCGCACCTACAGCTTGCATTCTACCAGCTATTAAATTAGTTGTGTTGTCTCCTGCGGTACTTCTATTGTTTCGAGTATAAGAATACACTCCATAAATTAAGTCAGCGTCTCCGCTATCACTTACGTTTGCCTCGAGGCCATATAGTCTAATCTCATCTGTTGTATTTCCACCTGTAGACGAGCTGTCTACATCTGAGTACATTCCTCTATACGTTCTATCACCAGAAACTTGAGATGAACCAGATAGGTTTAAATCAGAAAAAATACCAGCATAATTAGTATCATCATCGGTAGATTCACTTCTGGATACTTTAAATTTATTTGCTGCACCAGGCGAGCCACCAAACGCCATATATTGTTTAGAATTACTTAATAATATTTCTAAATTTTGATTACTTGTAATACTTGAATTTAAACCAATATTAAGATGACTGTCTTTTACACCAAAATAAGCAGTTGTATCATCATCAGCTAGTATAAATCTACCAGAATCGCTAGTACTCACAAAACTTGCAAGTATATTTTCTGAACTTTCAACGTCTAAAGTATAAGATGGAGATTGAGTACCAAGCCCAACAAAACCTGTTGACCCCTGAACAAAAAGCGCATCATCTAGATTATTAGACTCAACTCTAAAATCAATATCCTTACTGTCTTCATTTATTACAACTTCTTTACTAGAACCGTTTAAAAGAATGTATGAATCTGTTGAGCTAGAGCTATCCGTAGACATCAATGTCATGGAGCCGCTGGTTTGTTTTTGAGCAATAACAAAAAGAGTATTGTTATCACTCTCTATATTGCTATTAACATTATCGGAATAAATACTTAAGTCTGCATCACCGCCAAAGTTAGCAGCAATGCCATCGGAAAATAAAAAGTTAGAGGTTACATTTGCGCCCGCTATAGTAGATGAAGCATTAGTCGTTATACCTCCATCAATATTTTGAGAATTGAGGAAATTTATAGCCATATTTTATTTAATTAAACTTTCTTACTACACACACTTAGTACATAATACTCTTAAAGTACTTGCTGTTTGTGTAGACGAACAAGTAATTGTTACTAATGATGAACTAGTTCTTTCTACCTGAGCAAATACTGTAGCTCCATCAGAAATTCTAAATACTTGAACAATAAGGTCAGTAGAAGATAATCCGTGTGCAACAGTAAATGATGACGAGTTAGTTGAAGGGAATGTACCAGCAAATGAATTATCATTAACCATTCCTGCTAATAAATTACCATAAGTAATTTTCTTATTAGTATCATTAGCCGCATCATGTATTAATAATTCATCAGCAGTAGATGGTGTAGTAAGTCCTGTTTGACCATCAATGTCTAGTCCGACTACAGCAGCTTGACCTTCGCCAGTTGCACCCGATACTGATATACCTTTTAATGCATTTGCACTTGATTGTGCTACTGTGGCTGTATAATTACCTGTAGTTTCAGTTCCTAGTATAACACCATTGTTTTTAATAGTTACCGCACCTGCTGCACTAACAGCAAAGTTGTCTGAACTAAATGAAGCAACACCAACTGTCGTAGTCGTAGCTAAACTAATATTTTTGTTTACCTCTGTCCAATCTCCCTCATCAACAGGGTTGTCTTGATTAGAAATAATTAAATCTCCAATCTCTAATGGAACCGACCAGAATGTTCCGCCTGAACCACTTCCAGCTACAGTTACTACATATGTGTAACCAGTTAATACGCCTGCTCCCGATGGTGGGTCGCCTGACGCATCATATCCGCCTTGGAATACTAATTGTCCGCTTACCGCACTATCTACATAACTTTTACTTGCTGCATCTGTAGAAGCAGTAACTGTGTCAATACCTGTTATTCTTCCAGTTCCACCAAGTGAAATATCACCCCCACTTACTGTTAAATCTCCTGCTACAGTTACATTAGTTGTTAAAGCAAAAGAAACAGTCCTACTACTTTCTCCAATAGTTATTTGGTTAGCTGTTCCTTCAAATGTAACAGTTTGTCCTGAGCCTACTGTAGAAGTATTACTACTATCCGATACTGTCCAACTACTATAATTATCTGAAGTTGGGAAAGTAACTGTTTCTACATTTATTGCAGTAACGTGGCCTGTTGCATTTGTAGATACACTATCAACTATATCTACAGTTCCGCCTGAACCAGGTGATGCTGAAGTTGTTGTATCACTTCTATTTGTAGTATCGTGATTTAGTGTAACACTACCTGAACCGCCACCACCATTTAAATATGTACCAGCCGAAACATTTGTAATATCACCAACATTGCTGGTAAATGGTAAATCTGAAACATTGTGATATTCAACTGCATTTGTTGAAACATTACTTGTAATAATTTTATCAGTTGCTGCAACTGCATTTCCTGTATCATCTGTTGCTTCTAATATAATATTGTCTGCACCAGCATAATCAATAGCTATTGTAGGTACAGGGCCAGTTGCGTTAGTAATTGTAATACCCGCTCCTTCAGTTAATCCAGTTAAATCTCCTTGTGTATCTGCGTTAATTGTTACTGCACCAGTTGAACCACTAATCGTAATATTTGTTCCAGCAACTATACTTGTTACACCTGAGTTTGTTATTGTAGGTACAGGGCCAGTTGCATTAGTAATGCTTATACCTGTTCCTTCTGTTAAACCTGTAATGTCACCTTGCGGAGCAGCTGCTAAAAGATTGGCAACAGTAATAGATTTGTTTGTTGTTGTGCTTAAATCATAAATTATAAGTTCATCAGTTTGTGCTGGTGTAGCACCTAAGTTTGTTTGACCAATAATATCTAAACCTACATCTGGAACAGGCCCAGTGCTATTAGCAACTGTAATACCTTTCTTTGCATTAGTTGTAGATGCTGTTACTGCGGTTACATCCCCTTGAGGTACTAATGCAACAATGTCGCTTATTAATGCTTTTTTGCTTGAATTATCTGTTGCATCTACAATAGCAACAAAGTCAGTTGCTACTGCTGTAACTGTACTTAGTTCATTTAAGTCTAAACTAAATGTTACAGTTCTAGTAGATAAAGATGTGTCTATTCCTGTGCCTCCAGTGAAAGTTGCTGTTTGACCATCAGATACTGTGTTTGTTCCTGATGCAGCATCAGCACCTAAAGTCCAAGATGAATAAGTTCCACCTGGTGTAGCCCAAGTTCCATCTCCTCTTAAGAATGTTGAAGCGCCACCACCTGTTGGTACATGACCAACATTTGTTGTTCCTCCATATGCTAAAGAGCTAATTGTTACTGAACCTGTAGACGAGTTTACACTTAATGCTGTACCAGAGGATGTTCCACCATTTGCTACTGCAATAGAATCTACATCTCCTGTACCGTCTAATGTAATCCAAGAAGTTGAATCACCATTATAATATCTTAATGAACCATCAGTAGAGTTATAATATATTCTACCTCCAGTTCCTGCTGGATTGCTTGTTAAGTTTTCTATTCTAACTTGGACTAATTGATTTACATTTAAATCTAAATTGCCCGCTATGCTTACTGCATTTAAAAAATTTATTGCCATTTTTTTATTCTTTTTTAATTACAAGTTACAGTTCCTCCAGTCGCTGCGCTAAAGGTAATTGTCACTTGATTGTTATTTATATAATCTACTAAACCGTATACTTCATTACCTGAAGTATCAATACAGCTCACAGCAGGTTTTTTATTTAAATTATGGTTTACCGTCCAAGTTGTAAGCGGTGCCCCAAAGACTTCTGTGTAATTTTTATCTCCTCCAGAAGCAGATACATTATACTGCAACAAAGATATAAAATAATCCTCATTCGTTTCTAAGCTTCCATTACCAGTCACATAAGTAACTCCAATATCCCAAAAATTTATTTCTGCTCCATTTTGTACGGCAGAGTTCCATGTGTATATTCCAAATATAGATGTGTTTTTACTTTGAGAAATTAAAACTTGAGAATTCACTAAAGGGTTAGTGTAAAACGAATTAACATCTACAAGCGCTTTAGTATATTTACTTAACATAAATGCCGTTATAGTACTGAATGCTACAGAGCCAGCATTAGATGTAGAAAAAGAAATAGAGCCTGCTTTTCTTACATCTCCCGTTTCCCAGTTTTGATACTCATATCTTAAAGAGTCTGATTCAACTTTATCAAAATCATTTAAATATTCAGCTACATCTCTAGCAGTAAAATTTTTAGTTTCTTTTAAAGCACTCGCATCTGTACCTATCCACTTATCATCGTCAACTACAGGAGTTGATATTGCGTATGTGCTTATTTTGGCCATTTATTATTATTTTATTTTTTTTCCTTTTTCGTAAGACCTTCCTCCGAAGTATGCTGCAACGGTGGTCATAAGAAGTATTTTTAATAATTCTTTCCACTCATCATCTACTGCAAAGATAATAAATCCTGAATCAATAAATATTAACAACATTGTAGACACAATTAAAAAAATTAGCACCATTGGTCTAACTGATTTTGAAAGTTTGTTGTCACTAGTCATATCAGACTTCCATCGTTCAGTAATGTTTTTTTCAATCTCTGCTTCAGCATTAATTAAAATGTTTGTCATTTCTTTTTCAAAAGCAGCTTTTTCATCTTTAGTATGAACAAATTTATCTACCATTCCAGTAAGTTTTTCTCCTACATCAATTGCGCCACTTCCGAAAATTTTACTTAATATTTTTTTCATATTATTTTATATTTAATTTTACCATCTTCTTTGTATGCCTTTAAACATCTTCCTCTATTATCTTCTTTAGAAACATAAGAAAAGTGTATCCAGTTAGGATTCATGTCTGTTCCAAATTCCCATATAAGCTGGTCAAAGTCACACATCTCTCTTATGTATGTAAACATTTCAGCATTGCTTTTATATCCATAGACATCATCAATATCAATTGCTTGACCCTTACAATGCTGGCTGGAACTAACTCCTCCAATCGCTTCATTCAAAACTGGAGACCTAAAAAAAGAATTTACTTTTATAGGGCCTCCTACCCAACTGCGCAACGGTTCAAATATTTTTTCAGCAGTAAGTTTCATTGCTTCTACTTGCGTAGGGTTTGGAGTGTTGTCTATTCTTTTACGCTTGGCTGTATTAGAATGTATAGCTTCAGCATAAGTTATATGTTCGCTTATTTTCATAATTCAATATTTAATCCTATAGTTGATTTAAAAATTTCTGTGTCCCAAAAAGAAGTATATTCGCCTTCAACAAATAATCCTAATTTAGATGTAATGTTCCATCCCATTATAATTCCAAACTGATAGTCGTCCCATTGTTCTAATTCAGAATCTTGTCTTAATCCGCCTAAGCCCCAATTATTTCTGTTTAAATAACTGAACGACTCATCACCCTTAATATATTTATGAAATGGTAATATATAATTTGCATAACTATGTAGCCAAAATTTGTCACGGTACAAATAATAATCAGCCCCCACAATAGGAGCTACTTCGGCAAATGCATCTAATAAATCCCACTGCTCTCTATTATATCTGTTCATAAGGTCAGCAAAAACTGTTTCTCTAAATTCTAAATCACTATCGGCTACTGTGTTTCCATCAGGGTCTATCCAATACCAATCGTAAACTTCGTTTCCTAATTCATCAGTTTGAGTATAAGAGATATCATCATAGCCATATTCAAAGCCTAAAGTGTACCATGGATTAGCGGCATATTCATAAACATTACCGTTAGGGTCGGTATATTCTGTAGTTTCATTTAGCCAAATTTCTACAGGATTATAACCAAATGCTTGAGTGTGTGTTCTTGCAATTACTCCAGCGCTGATACTAAACTTTTTACCTATTGGTAATCTCGCTCTAACCTCGGCCGAATTATATTCAAATCCTACATTACCTTCCTGTCTAGATTCGAGTTTAACAATGTGATACTTACCTGTATGCCTAAGAAAGTAACGGTGATTTATAAACACCTCACCTCTTTCCCTTTCTTTCTCCCAATGAAATAAATACTCAAATCCTTTAAATGCCGCTGTTGGAGAAGATAGTGCTACATTTTTTTCGGTTCCATCGTAGTATGCTTTTTCTTTATTCTCATAATCAAATCTTGCAATACGTCTTATACCAAAACCATAACGGTAATCAAACTCATGATATTCAGTTGCATCTTGTACTACGGGTACATCATACAGACTACCGCTAGGATTAGTTCTTACAACATAATCTATAGATTGTTTTTGATATGGATTGTTAACATTTCCAGCTACATAGATAGTTCCGTATTTTAAAAAATCTTCATATACTTTTTTAAATAAATTCTTTTTATTAAAGCCTTTTTTTAATTTTTTAACTTCTTTTTTTGTAGGTTCTACTATTACTTGTGCCTGGGCATTAAATGTTAGGGCTGCCAATAAATATATAATTATTATGTAAAGTATGCTTTGCACAGCAAACTTTTCCGTTTTTTCTTTTCTATTCATATTTAAAATTTACTTTTTACTATTTTATTAATATGGTCTTGCATGATACTTAAAGCATCATCAGGAAGCTTTAGAGATATATCGCTTTCTATTTTTAATACAGTTTTACCATTATGAAATAAAATTACAGTAGGTAAATACTTAATATTTTCTTTTTTAAAAATTTTGGGGTGTTGTGTTAAATATAAGCGAAGCATATCTGCTCCTTCTAATTTACTTATATCTATTTCATTGGCTTGAACAAAATCAGCCGAGAACTGAATGACTACTATGCCATCCTTATAAGATTGAGAAAACGCAAGAGTGGGTAGTAACAATAATATGGCTATCCACAATTTCATCTGTCATTGGTTAATTCAAAAATTCGTTCATCAAGTTTTTCAAGAGTTGACTTTATTTCTTTTACATCTTCTTGAGTAGTCATAATAGCGTCACGAATTATTTGGTCTTTATAAGTGAACTCAGTTTTAGTAACTTCGGGCGCTGGCAGCTCCATAGCTTTTGCTATGTCAGCTTGTAAAACGAAGTACATACTGCATAAGGAAACTGTAAACCCTATAATCATACTTATAGTTTTTAAATCTAGTGTTACCTTAGTATCTTCTCCTATTTGTTGCGCCATTGTTTATGAAAGTGCTATACATTTATCTCTACACTCTTGTGTGGTTCCTGCTTCTTTTAGCTGTAATATTTGTACTGGTAAATATTCGCCAAGTTTTGAATTTTCAAATTTCACTGTGTTATTCCCTACAGTTACTACTTCCATATCTACGAAACGAGGGTCTGTTAATCCAGCTGCTTGACCAGATACATCTTGCTTTACATCTACATCGGAACCTACCCATAAAACACATCCTTCAGTTGGCTTGTTGTAAATTTTATAAGTAACTGTGCCTGAAGCTCCAACAATGCTTGGAGTGACAGATAATACTGTATCGCTGTCTACCGCAGTTACACGATATGCTCTTACGTCTGTAGAATCGTATATAATTGCTCCAACATTAACTGATGTTAAAAATGTTTGGTTAGCATCTGAAAATTTATCTTGCGTAGACGCATCACCCGTAGCACTAGAAACTGTAAATGAGTTTGGGTCTGGAATAGGTACTGTGTCACTTGCTAGAACTACAATTGCATTAGCTGTATTTACTTGAATTTTTGAATACATATTTATTTATTTTTATATGGAAATAATCTGTTCAGTGTATCTCTTCTTTCACCACACCCACAGGGAGTTCCCGTTACTTTACTTACTTTATCAACAACAGCCTTAATGCCTGTCGCCTTTGTTACTTTTTCTATAGAATCTCCTAAGCCTCGGCTGGGAAGTGTTCTACTTAGATTTCTCCTCACAGTAATGGTTTTTACATGCGCATAATTTATATGGACATTGAGATACTTCAAACATTAATTTTGAAAATAACCAATTCCAGCTGCACTGAAATTTACATAACAATTCTTTCATTCTATTTTCTAATCATTTTTCCTAAATGCTCGTGAACATTTTTGTGATACTCCATTCCGTGGTCACCACTGTATGCACGTCCAGTCATTTTTTTTGCCATACCTTTGCTTTCATCTCTACGTGATTTCATTGATTGAGATTTCTTTCCGTGCTTAGCACCTAAAGATTCATCTAACCTTGCATTATATCCTTGCTTTTTCATAACTATTACTTTTTTTTGTTAATTTTTCTCATATTTTTAGCGAAATTGTACTTCTTTGAGCCTTTTGGACATGACTTACTGCCAAATTTTTTACCAGTGCAATCTCCTAATGTGCCCCTTTTCTTAGCATTTTTAAATACTTTTTGTATAAAATTTCTGTCTTTTGCCATAATTCGCTAATATTTTATTTGACAAAGATACTAATATTTTCTTTTTGTCATTTTAGCACTTCCATCTGCGCCTTGCTTGTCTAATTCTAGAGTTAGGGTCGTTTCTCGTAGCAGCACTACTTCTTTTTAATTGACCCAAACTACGAGCACAATATGACTTTCTTCTTTTTGCTGCTTTACTACCTCGCTTGACCTTACCAGTCACCGCAGTTTTTAATTTACTTCCTGGATTAGCTTTACGATATGCAGCTACTCCTTTCTTTGTCATACCCGCTCCCTTTTTTGTTGGGCGGTAGTTTGCATTTTTACCTTTAGTTGTTTATCTTACGCCTTTTACATTTCTAACAAACTGTTTTCCTTTTGCTCCTTCTCTTTTTTTCTTTTTAGCCGTAGATGCTAATTTCTTTTTTGATAATCTTCTAGCTTTGGCTAAAGGTAAACATCTGTCAGGGTTTTTTTTATTTTTACTAGTACCGCAAGGGCCTTTGATTTTTCCATCAGTACCTATGCGTACCCATTTTTGGTCACGCCATTTTTTTAACTCACCCATTACTTCTTATTGCCTTTCTTTTGTTTTTTCATTTTCAGAACTTTAAAATCAGCTCCTGTAATTTTATCAAAAGGCATAGCCAATCGTGCAATCTTTCTTTGTCCTTTACTTAATTTACTCATTTCTTTTTCTTTTTAGGCATAGACTTAATCATCTTTTCAATTTTTGCAGCTTGAGCAGCGTGCATTTTAGAAGCACCTTTAAGCTGCTTTACAATCTCTTTCATTTTAATTACATTCATATCTATTTCTTTTTTGCGCCTTTAGCATAGTTAGGGTCTTTACAATATTTACTTGCAGCCATATTAGCATATGCCGAAGGGTATTTATCAAATGTTCTTTTTGCCCATGCTATTCCAGCTGGACAAATTTTATTTCCTTTTTTCTTTGCTCTTCCTTTTGCCATTAGTAACCAGTTGAATATCTATTAGGATTATTTTTCTTTTTACCCTTCATAAGTTTAGCAAAGGTGTCAGCTTGCGCTTTACCTACTGCTGTGTAAGGGAATTTCTTTTTCATGGGTTTACCCGAGTCTGGGCAAGTATAACTAACTGTTGGCATTTCTCTTAGTGGTTTTAGGTTTATATGTAGATGCAAATGTCTGAAGTCCTTGAAGGCCTAAGATTTTTTTTCTTTTACCCGCCTTGGTAGTCTTCTTTTTATTTTTTTTAGCTGAAGCTTTCCATTCATCTAAATAATTATAATTTTTATCTGCCATAAATTTATTATTTTTACAAAGATACAAATTTATAAAATGCAATTTAATTATTTAAAATACTGGAGAGTTGTTCGTTATTGGATTAAATCTAAGTATGGATTAACTACAGGAGAGCTAGATGTATTATTGTTTTTATATTCGGAAGAATATTTTAGTAAAGACAAGTTTAGCGAATTCGATGAACTGCTTAGCTGGAATGTAAAACGATTTGATAAACTATTGAGAGACAAGTGGATAGAAGTTTTTAGAAAAAGAACAGGCAAGAACAAAGCACTGTATCAACTATCGTATAAAGGAAAACGTGTTGTTAATAGTATATACAAAAAATTAAACGGAGAAGAAATACCCTCATCGGAATACAATCCTATATTTTTAAGAAATGTTTCTTATACTGATAAAGTGTATAAAAACTTTATTAAAGAAATGAATAAGTCTATAAAACAACAACGACATCTCTCTCAGAAATAATCGTGCACGGCTTATTATCTATTAGCATAGTGTAGCCAGTTCTACTATCATAGTATATCATATCACCTTCATTTAATGTATGTACCTCAGTACCAGGCTTTAACACTTTTGCTTTGCGGTATCTTAAAGAATCTTTGTCTTTATCAGACAATAACAAACCAGAGTCGGTAGTTATTTCTTCATCTATTATGTTTACAGCTATATATTTATTAAGTGGTTGCATTTGCTTCATAGGTTCTTGCCATTGTTATTATAGCGTTAGTACTTAAAATTGTATTGGCTACTGAGATTGAATTCATCATTGCATGCTTAGTAACCTTAACTGGGTCTATTACACCAAGCTCTAATAAGTCTCCGTACATTTCATTCTTTACATCATAGCCGTGTTTAGGGTTTGACAGTTTACCGTATATCACATCAGCCTTTAATCCAGCGTTGTCTAGTATCTGTTCCAGGGGTGCTCGCAGGGCTACCCCTAAAATTGCGTAAGCAATTTTTTTAGAAATATTTTCAGTTTCTTCTTGTGTAGATTTTTCTGTATACATCTTAGCTATATTATATAATACAGTTCCACCACCTGGTAATATACCTTCAGTTAATGCAGAGCGAACTGCACATACAGCATCATCTACTCTATCATAGAGTTCTTTTTGTTCTAAGTCAGTTTGACCACCTACATGTATAACACCTATACCCCCTGTTAAAGATGCTATTCGAGATAAGATAAAATCTTTATCTGCTTTTTTTGTCGCTAACTTGTGACTGTCCCACAGTTGTTTTACTCTTTCCTCTACTACAGCATCAGTAACTTCAGGGTCTTTTATAATGACTGTAGAGTCTCTTCCAACTATCACCTTGGAAGCGTGACCTAAATCACTAAAAGATATTAGGCTTAAATCATCACCAGTTTGTTCGGAAAAATATGTAGCGTTTACAGACACAGCTATGTCTTGCATCAGCTCTCTTTGTTTGTAGCCAAATTGTGGAGGGGTTATTTGACATAGGTTTAGTTTTTTCTTTACCACATTAGCAGCTAATGTATTTAATACATTCTCACTCACAGGGCAAATTAAAAGCAATCTTTTGTTTTGTTGTATAATAGGTTTCAATATGTTCTCAATGTTTAATACATTCTCAACAGTATTATCACAAACTAATATATGAACATCTTCCAGGACACACTCATCTTTCTTTTGGTCATTAATAAATAAAGGAGAGTTCATTCCCTTCTCAATTTTAATTCCTGTTGTTACCTCATTATATGTATCGCTAGTTTGTGAACGCTCAACTGTAACTATTCCATTTTTACCAACCTCATTGTATGTGTCAGATATAATACTACCTATCTTCTTATCGCCATTCGCAGATATTATAGCTACATCTTTAAGTCTTTGTTTGGTTATAGGTTTAGAATACTTTTGTAAATCAGAAACGATATTATCTAACTCACCATTTAAAGCTCTAAGTATTTCTGTTCGGTTATGAGAATCTTTAATTAATTCATTACCCGCCTTAACCAATGCTTCAGTTAATACTATAGCTGTAGTTGTTCCGTCTCCTGCTGAGGTTGCTGTGTTGTTAGCAGCTTGCTTCATCATAGTTACTGCTAAATTTTCTACGGGGTGTAATAAGTTTACAGCTCGCGCAACAGTAACTCCGTCTTTGGTTACGGTCATGCCTTTTGAAACACTAGGCGATTCAATTAAAACTGTGTGACCTCTTGGGCCTAATGTAGATTTAACTGCGTTAGCTATTTGGGTGATTCCGTTAATGAGTGATGTTCTGCCTGATTCTCCAAATCTCAGGTCTTTAGGCGTGTAGCCTCCTGCTTGTGGGTTCATAGTAAATTGAATTAAATTTATAGCAAATATACGAACTTATAATTAATAAAAGTATGTAGGTTTTTTATAGTTACATATATATATATATTTATATACATACTATTTAAAAAATATTTCACTACAGAATTGTTTTGAAATCGACATAATCGACATAAGTATTATAAATCAATAACTTACATTTTTATTATCGACATATAACTGACATAAAATCAACATGTATATTTAAAACTTAACATAAAAAAAGAGGATAACAGAATGCTACCCTCTCTTTTCAACAAACAAACAAACAAACTAAATTTTAATATTCGTATATATTCCTGTCTCCGTCCATTCTCATTTTCGCTCTTTCAATTCCGTCTGCTATACAATCAATTTTATATTGTTTCTTCATTTGCTTTCTATACATAGCAGCTTGCTCTATCCCCATTACTGAGTCTGGTCGTAGATTGATTAATCTTCCGTTTCTTATTTCTAATCCATCCACATAGTTATTAGCTGAAGGTTGTTTCAACATTACTGGCGGATTCGGATTTGGCTTTTTATATCCCATAGCTTTTATTTTTGGTAAAGATACAAAAATTATATGAGATAAGTTGAGGTTGTAGGTGCCCACCCACCACACGCGTGCGGCCGCGCACAGAAATCGAAAAAAAAAACTTAGGGCGGGGTGCTGTTTTTTCTAGTTTGTTCTAGATTTTTTTAGCTTTTTGCTGTCTGATTACAGGCCTGTATTAATATTAATTTATATCTGTTAGTTATCCTAATTTAATTTAGCGGTTGTTGATTAATACTCTGTTATTATGAGGGGAAATACTTTTATTTGTTGTAATTGGGGACAAAATAAAACTTTTATCACTCTTAAAGAGATGTAAAAGGTAACCAATAACCCGATTAAAATAGCCCTAAATAAAACTAACCGAACAAAGCGCGCTAATGTTTTGACCCTCAAAGAATTACAAAGAGAATAATTAATTGGTCGCGTACGACCAAAAAAACACTGTTTATATGGTTGTTAATCCAATGTAATTGATTACATTTATACTATGATTAGACAAAGTATAAACAATACACCGACAATTAACCGCTTTTTCAGAGTAAAAAGCCATAATTTTAGGCAGTCGAATTTAGGCAATAATGCCGCATAACTCATTAAAAAATATAATAAAATGAGAAATTTACTAAACAATGAAACAGTAATGCTAGAAAATAGCGCTGATTTCAGAAATACTTTCGCTAGAATTAGCGTATTAAATGAGCAAATAAATAACGCTCAAGTTAGCAAGCTAGAGAGCAAAATTGAACAAGGAAAGCTAGCTACAGAATGCAAAAAATGGTTAAAGAAGCCGCAAACTGTAGAATTATTTGAGGAAAATGATTTGTCAATATGGTCAATAGAAGAAATGGCGGTGAAGTTTTTTAATGTTGGACAAAGCCAAATGAATAGAATGATTAAAGCGCATAAAAACGCTGAAGCGAATGAGAATAGCGTTTCAAATTTTTTAGTTGAATGCTACAGAGAAGAAGAAAGCGGGAAAGCGGTTGTGCGTTCAATAGATAATTTTAATAAATATATCAAGAATTTATCTGTTGAGGGTGCTGAAAATGTGAGCGCTACTGTTCCAACTGTTTTCACTCTAGCTTTTAAGATTAAAGAAATTGACCAAAACGCAGAGCGAAATATTGCGGTTCGAATAGATGAAAATTTACAGTTAAATAGCAAAAATGAGCAAGATGAAATAGTAAAAGCGATGCAATTTTTAGCTAGCCAATTATCTGGCGTAACTGTTTTAACTGGAATAGATACTGAAAATAATAACTAATAATTAACTTAAAAACACACACACAAATGAAAAATTTAATAGGTAAAAAATACGATAAACTAGAGCAAATTGCCCGCAATTCTTCGGGGCGCAGCTGCTCTAGAACTGTCGTTCAAGGGTATCAACAAAGCCCTAATGCTGAGGACTATTCCTCTACACCTTTTGAGATAGATTTAAGAGGTTTAAACGCTAAGCAAAGGCGCAATAATATAACTAGAGTTTGCGTCTCTAGTGAGTACGAATATGGGTCTAATTTTACTATCGGAATGGAAGTTGAAAAGTCTCGAATTACTAGAGAAGTTTTAAGAGGTAGTGAGTTAAATGTTTTCACTCAATTAATGAAAGGAATTGAGAGAGATGGGAGCTGCGGACTAGAAGCAATAACAAACATTTTGCCGCTAGTACCTTCTTGCAAATGGAGAAACAAAATCTTTAATATGATGACAAACGCTGAGCAGCTAATTGATGAGCAATATTCTCAAAGTGATGAGATGAATTCTAGCGGGTCTTATCGATGTGGCGGTCATATTACAATTGCAAGTAATAACCATAATTCGAGCCAATTATTGGAGTTAATGAGGCCTTATATCGGCATAATTTATGCACTTAATAGAAAGCGTTTAGCTAATCAATATTGTTGTAATAATGTGAGCGCTAGAATCACTAATGAAAGCGGCCATATCAACAATGGAACGGGCACAAAATACCAGCCAATATTCCAAAAATCGGGCGGCAAACTTTTAGAATTCCGTTTATGGTCGAGGTTTACTAGTGTAAAACAGATGAAAGACCGCTACAAAATGATGTCTGAAATTGTAGATTTCGCGGTAAATGATAGGGGAAGCCATGCAAAATTAATGAAAAGATTAAAGCCGATATTATTGTCAATGTACAACAACGACAATATGAAAGTTGAAATGATTATTGATTTAGCGAAACACTTTAGAAGATTTTTAATACTTAACAAAATCAATTCTAGAGTCGCTCCTTTCATCTATCTAAGAAGTAGACAAACAGTTATAGATTATAACTTGATAACACCTGATGCGAGGAGACAAGTCGCAAGCGGTCAGATTAGCTTTGCTAGAATGAGATGATTTAGTCGTACACGACCAAAAGAAAGGCCGCTTAATGCGGTCTTTTTTTTTGCTTAATTCTCAAAGTATGCAGCCACGCTGCACACAATAGCAGGAATATGCTCAGCGAGCAGGAACACGCGCACCCTGCAAACACAATCCCGCGGGATAGGCGAAATAAAATTTCGTATATATTATTTGGCTATGTCTAAATCTTTTCTTATATTTGTCTAAATTAATCAGAGGTCAGAGGACAATACTAGGAATACTAGGCATATCCAAACCTCACAAACAAATAAACTATGTGTATAATTATTGTAAAGTCGAAAGACAAGCAAGTATCATCAGAGATACTAAAAAATTCTTCAAGAATTAACCCTCACGGATTAGGAGTAATTTTTCTGGATACCAACGAGGTCAAGTATTATAAATCTAAAGATTGGAAAGTACTTGAAACCAACAGACCATACATTGCGCATTTTAGATTCGCAACTAAAGGTCTAGTCAACAAAGACAACACCCACCCTTTTATATGCGGTAACAATTCAAATGAACTGTTGATGCATAATGGTACAATTCAAAACTATGGCTCGCATTGGAAATGTGATAGCAAAGAACTAGCCGAAGAACTTGGCGGCATTGCTAGAAACAAATGAAGAGCAATACTAGGTCAGCACGATTCTAGATTTGTTACATACAACAAAAGAAACAGACAATACGAAATCTACAACAAAGATTTGTGGACAAAACATAATGGCGTATGGTTTTCCAAACCCAATGTTCTACAATTAAATGTTGTTGCAGTTTATGGAACGCTAAAAAAAGGCGGTGGTAATCACAGACTATTGTATGGTCAGAGATTTGTTGGCGCGGGAACTACAAGAGATAAACACCCACTAGTAATAAGTGGGCTACCTTACTTGTTAGAGCGCGGCAATGGAAAGCAAGGACACCACGTAGAAGTAGAAGTCTATAAAGTAAACGATTCAACTTTTGCTGCTCTTGATTCACTTGAAGGACACCCGACTTTCTATAAACGAAAGCAAATTTCTATCAAGCTTAATAGAAAACCTCTAGCAAATTGTATACCTTCAAAAGTTAGCGGGACTTATGTTTATGCTTGGGTTTATTTTTTAAACGACACCAAAAGATATAATGGTCTGACTAATATGGAATACAAGAAAAGTTTTCCAATCAACAAAGCTTGGAAAGATTCTAGCGGAAACATTCAAGCACCATTTAATTTTGCGACAAAGCCAAAAAATAGAATAGCGCCCAACTATCAGCAGTACACTTACGAGCCAAATACTCGATACCACGAACATAACAACTTGTTCTCATCGTTGTCTACAATCTCAGACATTGAAGATGACAACGCGAAGTATTGTAACATTTGTTTCGAAGAAGTTTACTATGATGAAACTGAAATCAGCAATCAAAAATATCATTGCAGTGTGTGTAATGAAATGTATTCAGAGCAAGAGGTTAGTAGTTAACCTCTGCTTTGTTTACATTAATCAATTAAAATAAAAACTATGAAATCAAAACTTAAAAATTTATTTAAATGTCTAGAAGATGATGTATCTTTTAGCCACGACTCAGAGGACAATAAAGAGGCCACTCTTGAAACTGTTCAACGAATAAAAGAGCAAGTCAAAGAACTTGAAAACAATCAGACAGACTACACGCAAGCAGCGATAGACTTTATATTCTTATTGATGTTAGGGTTTATCTTTTACATTGCGATGTGGATATTTTATTAATCAAAAAAACAATAAACAATGGAACAAATAGAAATGTATACAGTTGAGGACTTAAACAAGATACTAAATAGTGTTGATGAAATGATATTAATACCAATTCACAATGTTCACGGTCTTAACCTCACGGAACTTAAAAAAATAAAAGAACAAGTATTAACCGAACTAAGTAAAAGATAAAATTATGAAAATAAAAATAAAAGATTATGTTCTATATGATAGAGCAAACAATAGTATGGTAAAGTTTAAAAGTGGAGATATAGTATTGTATGGAGATAAAAATGAAGCAATAGAAGATTGCTACGGAAACGAAGAGGTATTACAATTCCAAAATTTGCCAATGGATAAACAAAAAGAAATTATTAATCAATTAAATAAATAAAATTATGCCTATAAATAAATATGGAACTTGCGTTGTGGAAGGCGACAAATATTGTATCGCAATAGAATATAAATATTACTACGATGATATGTCGCACGACAGATTACAACCACCCGAAGAAGAACTCACAATAAAAAAAGTCGAACTAAACAATATAGATATAACTGATTTTTATTGGGACTATCTAGATAATCACGAGGCAGTTTTTTTAAGTAAAGCAATGGAGCACGCAAGAGAAAATTAGTCGTACACGACCAACTGATAAAAGGTACAATGAAATTTGGCTATGTCTAAATATTGTTGTACCTTTGTCTATTATAAACTAATCAAATTAAATTATGTATATTAAAATTAACAAAACAGAGCTAGCAACTAAATTAGCAAAAATGGAAACCGAAGCAATTTTAGATGGGACTAAGTTTATTGTTGAGCAAGTAAACGACAAAGGTCAAGTATATGAAACCAACTATTCAGAAGAAGGTCAAGCAGTCTTTAATCAAGCATACGATATGTATTCAGATATTATAGACTCAACTAAGGAAAGACTCAAATCAATACCTTTCGGTTAAAATGCATCACGTAGCTGAAGAACTAAAATTGCGTCAAGAAAAAAATAAAATTTTTAAAGCGCGAACCATAGACTTTGACCACTACTTTAAATATAGTGGGAAAGAAGAAAAAGTA